TCCTCATTTACAAAACGGGAGTTTATTTTAGATGCTACTACTTACGACCCTTATACGGGAGAGCGTAGCGAGTATGAAAACATTATTCCCTTAGAGTTTTCAGGCGATAAGTGTGCAGAACTTGACCGCTTTAATCAGGGTGATGTTGTTACTGTATCATTTGTCTTACAAGGTCGTTCGTGGACGAACTTGGATGGAGAACTTAAACGTATGGCATCCATTCGATGTTATAAGATAGAGGCACGTGGTGGTGTATCACAACCTCCCCAAACTGCACCTGCACAACAGCCTGTTCAGCAGCCGACGCCACAGTCTACCTATCAACAACTGCCGGATTTTCCGCCTCCTGTTGATGCGAATGGTAATCCCAAGGACGATTTGCCATTTTAGCGTATGATTTTCGACTTGAAGAATGAATATATGGAAGAAATTTGGAAAGATGTAAAAGGATATGAAGAGTTATACCAAGTGTCTAATTATGGTCAGATACGTTCAGTTGATAGAACTGTTGGATATAGGTATAAAGGAAAACAAAGGATATACAAAGGTCGTATGTTAAAGCAAGTTGTAAGAAATGGATATTTATCTGTAAGTTTATCGAAAGAAAATAAACTAAAACAGAAAAATATTCATCGACTTGTTGCCGAAGCCTTTCTACCTAATCCATTTAATTTACCTGTAATTAATCATATAGATGAAAATAAGAAGAATAATATGGTTTCTAATTTGGAATGGTGCTCTTGTGCCTATAATACAAATTATGGTAGCGGTAGAAAGAAACAAGCAGAATCTCAACAGAAGGTAGTATTGCAGTATGATAGGAGTGGAAATTTATTAAATCAGTATCCATCTGCAACGATTGCGGCATTAAAAAATGGCTATAATCTTAAAACTATATCTCAATGTTGTCGAGGACATATTAAAAGTGCATATAATTATATATGGAGGTATAAATATGATATTTAACCTAAATAATTCTTTTGAACATGATAGGTTTAAAGAGTATGTAAATCAATTATATAAGCAAAAGGCTATTGTGGAAGTGAAAAAGAAACTACCTAACCGCACGCTTGCCCAAAATAGCTACTTGCATCTTCTTTTAGGGTATTTCGGTAGTGAATACGGTTGCAGTCTCGACGAAGCCAAGATTGACTTCTATAAGAGGACTTGCAACCGTGATTTGTTTGAACGTAAGACGGTCAACAAGAAAGGCAATGAAGTAACCTATTTGCGCAGTTCTGCCGAGCTGACAACAGGTGAAATGACTTTGAGTATTGACCGTTTCCGTAATTGGAGTGCATCAGTGGCAGGTATCTATCTGCCGGCTGCAAATGAACATCAAATGCTGATATACGCCCAGCAGGAAATACAAAGAAATCAAGAATTTATTTAGTTATGATAGAAACAAGAAAAACAGAAATCAGGTATGTGACATCTGACCCGAAAAAGATGCTCAACATGTACCTTGCAAAACGTGTCCTCAAAACATGGGAGGAATCTTTCATTGATGAAGATACAGGTGAAACAGTAACCATCGAACGGAATGAAATTCTTTTTGACCGTGGCACGCTGATAGGACAAGACACTTTGGCGAAAATTCGTTTCAGCATGGAAGCAGACGGTATTAAGGAAGTAGAGGTCAGCAATCAAAAGCGAATGGCATTTGAGAATGAAAACAAATGCCTGTACCCGTACATCGCACAAGCCCAAGTTGGCGATAAGAAATATAAGTTCCTTCTTTATGCTACTGGGTTAGAAAACGTTATCGCCATCCTAAAAGATTACATCGAACTAAACTACCAATCGGGTTTTACACTCACAATGGCAAAAGAGTTTGATTCGTGTATCATTCTTACCGATAATCTGAAAGAGCGCAAAGTAGATAGTGCTTCAGAGGCTTATTTGAAAGACGAAATTTCTTCGGAAGAATACTTGGATGCAATAGACACAGAAGATACGGAGGAAGAAACTAAGCCGAATGAAAAGAAGTTCTACCAAATTGAAACTAAAGTAACCTTTGACGATGAAGAAGAAAGGACACAGACCTTTGTGGTTCACACTTTCAATGTAGATAGGGCTATGATGCTTATTTCTCACTGGCTTAAAAACAAAGAGGCGGAATATGAGAAACAGGCCAAAGAAAAAGGGCATGTGTATGAAAAGAAAGACATTCACACCTCTATCGAATCAGCAAAACCTATTCCTGTTGGCAGATTCATTCCAAAAGAGTTTTCTATGGCTTATGTTGATTAACTGACAGCCCGGAAAGACGGGCATCTGGTATCGTGGCGGAATTGGTA